GTGGCGGTTTATATCCAAGGGCTGCCCAACAACGGCACGGAATTTGTGAATGGCAAATTCACCCGTCGCATCTCGAACCCAGCGCTCGAAGCGGCGATTGTGTACGACGCAAACAATGGTCATACCTCGACCGTCACAAGAGGCGGCAAAGAGGTGCATGAGGCGCTCCGCGAGTCGTTTGCGCGAAAGCTTCTCAAGATCGAGCCCAAATTCGATTTGGTCAGGAAGAGGTCATTTCTCCTCGATGCCTTGAAGACACCGCAGACGCTTGCGCCAGATCCCGCAGTGGGTGTGAAGGCGGTTCGGGTGCGCAGGCTCAAACTAGCTGCTCCTGCCGCGGGATCGGGCTTGATGACAATTGAGGCGCCGGGAGGGGTTCCAGGGACATCCGTCTATGATCTAGGCAACAGCTGGTTTTCTGAGAAATCGCGCGTCTACAGCAAGTTCACAGTAGTCCATGCAACCATCTCAATGCACTTCAACGCGCCGCCGGGTGCAAAGAGGGCAAAAACGCTCAACATCGAACTGACCAGGCCGAACTCGTCGAACCTGAAGGACCTGCCCGAGGCAGACCGCAAGATTGCCGAAATGCATATTGAGAGATGGAAGCTCATCGAACCTGCGGCGTAAGTCATGACCACCACCAATCTCGTCTTGGCGATTCGAGCTCTTTGCGAGGGCGAGGTGCCGGAGATTACAGGCCAGGGAATCGAAGAGAGCAACGATCAAGCTGCATTAACTTCGCTGATCGATCTCGGTGCGCTGACTCACATTGGCAACGCAGAGACAATCTTGTGCCTTGGCTGCGACGCCCCGCACTCGATCGGCGTTGAGTACGCTGGCGACGGACTCTATCGCGCTTTCTGCCCTGACAGCGGATATCAGCAGGTTCAACCGGACACGTTGCGGCGATTTGTGGTCGACGAGAATTGGATTGCCAGCAGCATCGCAACAGCACTGGGACTAAATTTCGTCAAGGCGTCGATCCCATCAACTATCACCCGTGTCGGACGGGCGCGCTTTGGCCCATATGCGTGCGAGTTATTCGTTGGCCGCCGTCTCTCCGAAAAAACCCGATTCGAAGAGGCCAAGCGGATCGTGGCAGGGCAAACCGGGAAGGCGCCGGCAATCATCATGACGTTGACCCCGCTCGATTTGATTCCCGGTGAAGCACCGCCACGCTGCGCCCTCATTCCCCTCGAAGATGTGCTGCAAGTCTCCGCCAGCAAGATCATGATTGAAGAAGGGCCTATCCATGCTGCCCTTCGTGGAACGGACCATCGCTTCCGCGGTGAAGCTATTGGCTTCGTGTTCAGCCCGGGGTTTCGTTCGGCTGTGGTTGGAGATCAGGAATATTCATTCACTGATAAACAAGCACTTGTGGTGGAGGCTCTCTATCAGGCGCGGAAAAGCGGTGCCCCTCGTCTTCATCAAACTGAAATCCAAGGTGCGGCCAGTACAAACCAACGTGTCGGGCAATTGTTTGCGGGTCACCCGGCCTACGGATCGCTGATTAAATACGATGGTGCCGGGTACTACTGGCTCGACCTGTAGCCGCAGACAACGCGCCAGACTTCTTTCGAGCCTAGCGAATTCACACGCCTTTTCGCACACTGAACCAATCAAGAATCCCACAGGGCATGCGCCATCCTTCGCGTGAACTCGACACGCATTGGTTGGCACCATGGACATCAAACATCTCAATCAAGTTCAACTCGCGCGGCGCTGGAGCCTCAGCCCCCGTACGTTGGAGCGCTGGCGCTACCAGGGCCTCGGTCCGCGCTACCTGAAGATCGTCGGCCGCGTCGTCTATCGCCTCGAGGACATCGAAGCGTTCGAGACGGAACGTGCTCGCGAAGGCAAGGCAATGGTTGCCGGCACGAGCGCGAACAAGCACGCGCAGCTTCGCGCTTCCACGCAGCAGTAATTTCTTTCTCGCTCCAACGCGCATGGCTTCGCTGAGCGAAGCACCGCGAAAACGTTCGAATTTGAGTCCGATGCCGATCGAGTTATCCGGAATGCGACAGCAGCAAGCGGCTCGAATCAAGAGAGCAGCTCAGCGGATGAGCGACCAACAGACCGACATGATCACCGTTGTCCAATTCCCTCCGCACAAGCTCCGCCTCACCGAGACGGAGTTGTGCGGCTGGATCGGCCAAGCCGCGCCCGGTGATGCGCTGGAGTACTACCGCGGCTTCCTCGCCATGGACACGTTTTCGCAAGCCAAGCGCCTGACCGAGCGCGAACGCGCCGAACTCGTGCGCTTGGCGTGCCGCGCTTGGTGGGCGAGCGAGCAGAAACTGATCCATCTCGTTCAGCGCCGCCACGGCGCCGACGACTACAGCTATCTCGCAATCGCCCGCCCGAAGCCGGCCTCGGCCTCGCTCTCGTCGCTGCTCTTGGCGGAGGTCGCGTGATGACCACCAGCCGCGAACTGAGATTTCACATCAGCGCCAACGTAGAGGTCTCCCGATGACCACGTCAATTGCAGTGACCGCGCTGCGCAAGCGCCATATCTGGCTCGAAGCGCTGCCCGATTCCGTTTCCATCCCGGCGCTCGAAGCACGACAGCGTCCGGTCACCGTCAAGCCGATCGAGGACGCCACGCTCGACGACATCGCGTTCGCGATGCTCGGGATGGAGGTGGAATTCAATGCCGTCGGCGACCGGCTGCATGCGCTTCGCAAGCTCTACAACCTCGCTCGCCAAGCCGGTGCGCTCGGTTCCGACCGCGCGGTCGATGCGATCTCCGAGGGAGGTCGCTGATGGCGCTGCGCATCATCACCGCCGATCAGCGGCTCGCGGAGGCGCATGCCAAGACCACGATGGCGATCTTCGGGCCCTCGGGTGTCGGCAAGACCTCGCTGCTCAAGACCTTGCCGCCGGCGGAGACGCTCTGCATCGATCTTGAGGCTGGCATGAAGTCGGTCCAGGACTGGCCGGGCGACAGCATCCCGGTGCGCAGCTTCGCCGATGCGCTCGACATCGGCTGCCTGATCGGTGGCATCAATCCGGCCGCCGACGAGAAGACCTTCTTCTGCGAGAGCCACTACCGGCACCTGGTCGACAGCTATCCCGACCTTGTCCGCATGATCGCCGGCAAGCGCATCATCTTCGTTGACTCGATTACCGACCTGACGCGGCTCGCCATGGTGTGGGCGAAGACCCGGCCCGAGGCGCAGTCGGAGCGGACCGGGAAACCCGATACCCGCGGCGCCTACGGTCTCCTGGCACGGGAAACCATCGGGCTCATGAAGCACCTGCAGCACGCGCCCGGCCGCACCGTCATCTTCGTCGGCATCCTGGAGCGCATCACCGACGAGTTCAACCGCATCACCTGGCAGCCGCAAATGGAAGGCGGCAAGGCCGCCCGCGAGCTCCCCGGCATCGTCGACCAGGTGATCTCCATGAGCCGGTTCACCGCCGACGGCGACGCTTGGCGCCACGAGCCCGATCGCGGCGACGTGCGCCGCTTCGTCTGCCAGGCGGCCAATCCGTTCGGTCTGCCCGGCAAGGATCGCTCCGGCCGCCTCGACCTGACCGAGCCGCCCGATCTGAGCGCGCTCATTCGCAAGATCAACCAGCCCAGCAAAGGATGACCACCATGTTCGATATGAACGACGCCGAGCCGCAGAAGAGCGGTGAACTCATTCCCGATGGCACGTTCGCCAAGGTCACGATGAGCATCCGCCCCGGCGGGATCGATGGCCAAAGCGAGATCGACCAGGCGCTGCTCAAGGCGCCGAAGGACCCGTCGAGCGACGTGCGCATGCTCGACTGCGAATTCACCGTCGCGGAGGGCCCGCACGCCAAGCGCAAGTTCTGGCAGATGTTCACGGTGCAGGGCGGCAAGGTCGACGAGAACGGCGTCTCTATCGCCTGGAAAATATCGAAGAGCACCTTCCGCGCCATGATCGACAGCGCGCTCGGGCTCGACCCGCAGGACATGAGCGAGGCGGCAAAGCAGAAGCGCATCCTGCGCGGTCTTGCCGACCTCAACGGCATCACCTTCGTCGCCAAGATCAAGGTCGAGGCGAGCGAGGACGCCCGCTACAGCGATCAGAACCGCCTCGACCGGGTGGTGCTGCCGAATGAGAAGGAATGGAAGCTCGTCATGGACGGCAAGGACGTGCCGGCGAGCCCGAGCCGCTCGCGCGGCGCCGGCAACAAGGCCGCGGCCGCGCAACCCGCCTGGACGCAGGGCGCAGCCCCGGGCGGCCAGCCCACTGCTGCGCAGCGGTCGCCGCAGGCGCCCGGCGCGCCCGCCTGGTCGCAACCGTCATCCGGCGCCGGCGCGCCGGCGGCAAAGCAGCCGGGGCCGGCATGGCTCAACGGCTGAACCATGACCGACGACGAATGGCAGGCGCACGTCGCGCGTGAAGCGGCCAAGGCGATCGGCGAATGGCTCGAAGGAAGAGGACGACTTCATCAGCCAATCCGCTCTTTGACCATGCCCGAGCTCGAAGCCATGGCGCAGAACGCCATCAGCCGCTTCATCGTGCTGGCGTCACAGCGGATCGCGGAGGCACCCGACGAGCCCGGGTCGCAGAGGCTCTCGACGCTGCTCATGGGCTGAGAGCCTGTGCGCTCTGCAGTCGAGAGGCGCGCGGGTTCTACTACACGCGCCAACTGCGCCCCGACCGATATCCGACCTTCGCGTTCTGCTCGCTGCGCTGCCTCAACGCCGGCGCGACAATCGCCAAGAGGAACCACGGCATGATCGACAAGACCGAGCTGGAGACGCAGGCCATCAAGGCGGCACGGCGCAATCTTGCGGAGGTGCTGACCGAGCTCGGATTGATGGCGCCGTTCCATGACCGATCGGCGGACGAGATCGATCGCATCATCGAGGCCTGTGTCGACGGCTTCCAGGCCGCCATGCACCGCGAAACGCTCAACGACGACATTCCATTTTGAGGCCTGCCATGGATGTCGTCGACCTCAACCACGGCTCGGAATTCATATACGGCCGCGCCCCCGCGCCGCCGCCGATCGGCGAGCGCATTGACGCCCTCGTTGACGGCGCGCTCACGGCGGAGCGTGCCGTCATGCCTGCGCGCGATTATCTCGGCGCGTCCCGCATCGGCGAACCGTGCGCGCGCCGGCTCTGCTACGAGCTGATGCAGGTGCCGGTCGATGGCGGCGCTGATTTTTCCGGTCGCATGCTGCGCATTTTCGAGGCCGGGCACCGCTTCGAGGAAATGACCATCCGGTGGCTGCGGCTCGCCGGGTTCGATCTGAGAACGCACAAGCGCAATGGCGAACAGTTCGGCTTCTCGGTCGCGGGCGGCCGCTTCCGCGGCCACATCGATGGCGTGATCGTCGGCGGGCCCGACGCCGGCATCGAGTACCCGGTCCTGTTCGAGCACAAGGCGCTCAAGGCCTCGTCCTGGCAGGACACCGTCAAGCACGGTGTGAAAGCGTCGAAGCCGATCTACTGGGCGCAGGTCCAGGTCTACATGGCGTACCTCGCCGTAGAGCGCACGCTGTTCGTCGCGCTCGACAAGGACACGCAGGCGCTGCGCTACGAGGTCGTCTCCTTCGATCCGCCGGCAGCCCAGGCGCTCTCGGACAAGGCCGTCGCCGTGATCCGCTCAGTCGAGGCTGGCGAGCTGCTGCCGCGCATCTCCGACGACGCCGGCTTCTTCATCTGCACGTTCTGTCCGTACCGCATCCGCTGCCACGCGCTCGCACCGGGAGGCAATGCATGACTATCACGCTTTCCGAGAGCCAGCGCGCGGCGATCACCACGGTCAAGGACTGGTACGAGAACCGCACGAAGGAGCAGCAGGTCTGCCGCGTGTTCGGCTATGCCGGCGCCGGCAAGAGCACGATCGTCAAGTATGCGATCGAGGAACTGGGACTCTCGACGTCGGGAGCCGAGTCGAAGATCGGCGACGTGCTCTATGCGGCCTTCACCGGCAAGGCCGCGCTGGTGATGACGCGCAAGGGTACGCCCGCCTCCACCATCCATTCCCTCATCTACCGCGTCTCGGAGGCCAGCCCACAGGAAATCGAGAAGCTCAAGGCCGAGGTTGCCGAGATCCAGGCCAAGCTGCCGTCGCTCGGAGTAGCCGAGCGATTGTTCGAGGAATCCCGCCTCCGGTCGCTCGAGCTGCGACTGAAGGACGTGCACAAACCGCGCTTCGTGCTCAATTCCGAGTCCGTCCTGCGCGATGCCAAGCTGCTGGTGCTCGACGAGGTGTCCATGGTCGGCTCGGAGATGGCGCGCGATCTCCTCGCCTTTGGCAAGCCGACCCTCGTGCTGGGCGATCCCGGGCAGTTGCCACCGGTCAAGGGCGAGGGCGCCTTCGACACCGACAAGCCCGACGTGCTCTTGACCGAAGTGCACCGGCAGGCCGGCGACAGCGCCGTCATCCGCCTCGCGACCTGGGCCCGCGAGGGGAGACCGATCCCCTACGGCGAGCATGATGAATTCGTGTGGAAGATGCGCCGGTCTGACGTGGACGCATCGGGCCTGCTGCGGGCCGGCCAGGTGATCTGTGGGCGCAATGCAACGCGCATGCAGCTCAACCTCGCCATGAAGCAGGCCGCGGGCTTCGCTGCTTCCTATCCGACCGGGGCCGGCGAGAAGCTGATCTGCCTGCGCAATCGCAACGACATCGGCCTGGTCAACGGCATGTTCGTGACCCTCGGCGACATCGAGGAGGATGGCGACGAGATCGCTTTCAAGGCCGCGATCACCACCGAGGACGGGCATAAGGTTGGGGGCGAGACCAACGGCAAGCGCGAGCGCTTCCGCATCTATCGCGGCCACTTCGACGATCATCTGTCGCCCGATCCCGATCGGGACCGGCGCGACCATCATAAGAAGCGCACCCTGATCGAGTGCGTCTGGGGCTGGGCCATCACGTGTCACAAGTCGCAGGGCTCCCAGTTCGAGAACGTCGTGGTGTTCGACGACGGACTCGGGCGCACGCCGCAGGACCGGGCGCGCTGGCTCTACACCGCCATCACCCGCGCCGAGCGCGGGCTGGTGCTGCTCGATTGAGGCGCCAATGCTCGACCTCAACGACGCGCAACCTGTATGGCCGATCGAGCGGTTTGACCTCGATGCCATCGTCTCGCGTCTGCGCGATAGCGCCGAGCAATGGGTTCCGCGGCTGTTCCCGAATGGTCGGCGGCTTGGCGATGAATGGCGGCTCGCCAATATCCGGGGCGATGCTCCGCGCAAGAACGGCTCCTGCGTGATCGCGCTCAGGGGCGAGCATACGGGCGACTGGATTGACTTCGACGGCGGCCATGGCGGTGGACCGCTCAGCACATTGGAGAATGCAACGGGACTCAGCGGACGCGAGCTGTTCGCCTACGCGGCCGATCTGACGAAAACGGGCGCGCTGCAGAAACGGTCCGCCGCCAAGCCGTCGTCCAAGCAGGCCGATCAGGCCCGCGAGATCGAACACATCCTTTCAAAGGCAGTGCCGCTCGCGGGCACGTTGGGCGAGCGATATCTCGCATCGCGCGGGATACCGGCTCCGGACTGCTCCGACCTTCTGTTCCATCCCGACCTGACCCATTGGGAAAGCCGGCGTGGCTTTCCGGGCCTGGCAGCCGTGGTACGGGACGTTTCCGGCAACCGCATCGCGCTCCACCGCACCTATCTCGCCGACGACGGCACCGCCAAGGCGCCGGTCGATAACCCGCGCAAAATGCTGGCCTCGATCGCAGGCGGCGCCGTGCGGCTTGCCGACCTGACTAAAGATAGCGTCATCGGTCTCGCCGAGGGCATCGAGACGGCGCTTTCGGTGATGACTGCCTGCGCGCGCCTGCCGGTCTGGGCGACACTCTCGGCTTCTAACTTGGAACAGGTGGCTCTGCCCACCGAAATGCGGAAGGTCGTGCTGCTTGCCGACCACGATCCCTCCGGCGCCGGCGTGCGCGCGGCCGAAACTGCTGCCGCCCGTCTGCACGCCGAGGGCCGGCGGGTCTTCATCGCCATGCCGCCAAAGGAGGGCGACGACTTTAATGACCTGCTGCTGCGCGACGGCGTTGATGCCGTGCGCAGAATCGTTGAGGCGGCGGTCGAATGGGGCATCCACAGCAACGACGACCGCGTGATTCTCGCCATCGACAGCGGCACGCATAAGCCGATTGGCTTCGGGCAGTCGGATCGCCCCCGACCGCAGTTGCGCGCCGATAACGGCGATCTGGCGCGCGCGGTGTCGCAGGCGTGGCAGATTCTGCTCGCCGCCAACGATCCGCCCTGGATGTTCCGTGCCGCCGGATGCCCGACCTGGGTGGTGCGCGACGACGACGGCTTGCCCATGGCAAAGCCGCTCACCGAGGATCGCCTGCGTCCGGTGCTCGCCCAACTCGTCGATTGGCGAAAGATTAATCGCAACGGCGAACTCGTCCCGGCCCATCCACCCTTGGCGGTGATCAAGTCGATCCTCGCCACGCCCGATCCGGCGCTTCCCGTGCTGACAGGCATCGTCACCACGCCAGTGTTCGGCCGCGAGGGCGAACTCATCACCGAGCCCGGCTACCATCCGGCTGCGCGCCTGCTCTACGACCCGCCCAAGGGCTTCGTCCTGCCGCCGGTGCCGACGAAGCCTACGCAATCCGACATCGCGGTTGCGCGGGCTCTGCTGCTCGACGATCTATTGGGAGATTTCCCATTCATCGGCGAAGCCGAGCGTGCGCATGCGCTGGCGCTCCTTCTCGTCGGCTTCGTACGCGCCATGATCGATGGGCCGACCCCACTGCATCTGGTCGAGAAGCCGACCCAAGGCACCGGCGCGACCCTGATGGTGGACGTGATGTCGGTCGTCGCGATCGGCTGCCGGGCAAGCGTCATGGTCGAAGGCAGCGACGACGAGGAATGGCGCAAGCGCTTGACCGCCAAATTGCGCCAGATCCCGTCCGTCGTCCTGATCGACAATCTGCGCCGGCCGCTCGACTCCTCGGCGCTCGCGGCCGCGCTCACCGCGCCGTTCTGGGAAGACCGCATCCTCGGTGTATCGGAAACGACACGGCTGCCGATCCGCTGCATCTGGATCGCGACCGGCAACAATGCCGAGTTCTCAGGCGAGATGGCGCGCCGGCTTGTGCGCATCCGGCTCGATGCTCGCGTCGACCAGCCCTGGCGCCGTAGCGGCTTCCGCCATCCCGATCTCATGGGCTGGGTGCATGCCAACCGGGCAGGCCTCGTCGCCGCTTGCCTGACGCTATGCCGCGCCTGGATCGCGGCCGGCAGGCCGCGCGGGGGCAAGCATATCGGCAGCTTCGAAGCCTGGGCCGCCGTGATGGGCGGCATGCTCGACGCGATCGGCGTGTCCGGATTCCTTGGCAACATCGACGAGATGCTCGAAGCCTCCGACGGCGAAGGCGCGGTCTGGCGCGTGTTCGTCGGACAATGGTGGGACCGCTTCGGCACCGCCGAGGTCGGCACCAGCGGCCTCTACGAACTCGCCGTCAATTGCGAGCCGCCGCTTCCGCTCGGCACCGGCGGCGACCGTTCGCAGCGAATCCGGCTCGGCAAGGCGCTCGCGCGGATGCGCGACCGGGTATTCGACATCGGCGGACTCAAAGCACGCATCAGAGCCATCGGGGTCTCCCATCAGGCCCGCCGCTGGCAGCTCGCTCTCGAAGGGGAACGTGGGGAACATTTTTCCGACCGCAGCCGCGAACAAACAGGGGAATGTGGGGAACGTTTGCCGGACTTCTCCGAAGCAGAAAAAGGGGAATGTCAGGCGTCTGTCGACCAACATTCCCCCCAACGTTCCCCGGCCTATCCCATTGATCAAGAAGGGCTCGGGGAACGTGGGGAACGTGGGGAATGTTTTTCCGACCTCCGCGCGTGCGCGCGCGTACACAATAATAAAGAAGAGCAAACACATTCCCCACATTCCCCACATTCCCAAAACGCCGACAATTCAGAGGCTTGTGCCGGGGAACATGGCGGGGAAGGTCGTCAAGCACATTCCCCACGTTCCCCGCTCGCCGATTCCCCCGATTGGCTGAAGGGGGTGCCGTGATGGCGCGCACCCTCGACACTGGATTGATTCACGGAGGCGCGCCATGAGCCGGCAGCGTCTTCCCAATCGCCGGCCCAGCCTCACGACCCGGCTCGTGCACGACTGCCGGTCGTATTCGGTGACGGTCGGCTTCGATCCGAACACCGACCGCATCGGCGAAGTGTTCACGCATGGCGCCAAGGTCGGCTCCGCCATGGACGGCATCCTCGACGATGCCTGCATCGCGCTGTCGCTCCTGCTTCAGCACGGCGTCGAGCCCACCGCGCTCGCTGCGAGCATGGGACGGCTTGGCGACGGCAAGACACCCGCCTCGATCATCGGTGCGCTCGCCGACCTCATCGCCCGCGAGGCGCAGCCATGAGGTGGATGCCCAAAGGATACGGCGGAGAGCGGCGCCCTCCCGACGACGTCAAGCGTGAGGGTTGGCACGAGCACGGCATCCTGGTGGTGAGCGAGGATGATCATCGTCTCACCTGGCCGGAGCGTGAACTGATCCGGCAGCTCGGGGGAAAACTTTACGGCAAACGCTCGACGAACAAGGAGGCGTGCCATGGCTGATTGGACGCCGGCTTGCGTGGAAGCGCGACTGCACGAAGCGGCCGACGTGATGAAGCGTCTGCCCGACGTGCGCATACAGGGCTACTATTCGCTGTGGCCGAAGGTTCTCACCGAGTTCAGCGACCTGGTCGGGCAAGAACCGCCGCGCTTGAAACGCCCACCGCCATCGCCCGACGCCATCACGCGCATGGAGGAGACGCTCGGCTGGCTGCGCTGGCTGGAAGCCGATGACACGAAGCTCGCCTGGGCACGCGCCGAGCGCACGCCGTGGAAGCCGATCTGTTGGCGCTTCGGCATTGCGCCGGCAACGGCAAAGCGCCGCTGGCAATACGCATTGAGCCTCATCGCCTGGAAGCTCAATGGCCGCTTTGTCGGCACAAAAACATCGCGGCGCGCGTTCATGGAGCGCGCTCGCATCTTGTCAAGATGAAATCGCCGTGTGAGCCAATTTTGTGTGAGCCACTTTTATGCGAGACGGAATCGGCCGACGCGGTGTAGTTTCGCGGCAAGCTCGCGAGAGGCGCGCACGACGATCAGCAGGGCCGAGTCGCGGGTCCTCCCTGGCGCAAATGGTATGCGGGGGACAATGGCCCGGAATTTCGCTACAGCCAGCCCAGAAATCTGAGTTACCAGTTACCACCCGACGTTGGCCCGTGTGTGCCCTAAAGGGGCGCAACGGCGCGGGTTTCCTGCTCGGCGCGCCTGGTAACCCCGGGTGGTAACTCGAAGCCGGTTACCACCCGCCGCGGTACCCAAGCCGAATCGAACCACATGACGCCGCGCCTGCCCGATGCGGTCGAGCACTGGCCGCTCGACCGGCTGAGCCCGTACGCACGCAACGCCCGGACTCACGATGACGACCAGGTGGCGCAGATCGCCGCCTCGATCGTCGAATTCGGCTGGACCAATCCAATCCTGGTCGATGCCGAGGGTGGCATCGTTGCCGGGCACGGGCGGCTCCTTGCCGCACGCAAGCTCGGCCTCGACACGGTGCCGGTGGTCATCCTCGGTCACCTGACGCCGGCGCAGCGACGCGCCTACGTCATCGCCGACAACAAGCTCGCACTCAACGCCGGCTGGAACGAGGAGCTGCTGGCATCCGAACTGCATGCGCTGAATGGCGAGGGCTTTGATCTTGAACTCACCGGCTTCTCCCTGTCCGAGCTGGACGCGCTTATGGCGCCGCTCGGTGATGAGCCCGAGGCCACCGACGGTGACGGCGAGGACGCCGCCGACGAGATGCCGGCACCGCCCCGCGAGCCGATCTCTCGCGCGGGTGATCTCTGGCTGATCGGGAACCATCGGCTGCTGTGCGGCGACAGCACCGATTCGTCGGCGGTAGCGCGCATCATGGGTGGCGAGCGTGCCGCGCTCGTCTTCACGTCGCCGCCCTACGGCAACCAGCGCGATTACACCACCGGTGGCGTCGGCGACTGGGACGCGCTCATGCGCGGCGTGTTCGCAGCATTGCCGGTCATGGAATCGGCGCAGGTTCTGGTCAACCTCGGCCTCGTGCACCGCGACAACGAGTGGCAACCCTATTGGCAAGCCTGGCTCGATTGGATGCGCCAGCAAGGCTGGCGCCGGTTTGGATTCTACGTCTGGGACCAAGGGCCGGGATTGCCGGGAGATTGGAATGGCCGGCTCGCGCCGGCCTTCGAGATTGTCTTCCACTTCAATCGCAAGGCTCGCAAGCCGAACAAGATCGTGCCCTGCAAGTGGGCCGGCCACGTCAACGATACGCACGGCGGCATTCGCCACAAGGATGGTCATGTCGGGGAATGGACGCATGCCGGACAGGGCGTCCAGGAGACGCGGATCCCCGACAACGTCATCCGCATCACGCGGCACAAGGCGCGCGGAATCGAGACGGAGCATCCCGCCGTCTTTCCGGTCGCGCTGCCAGAATTCGTGATGCGGGCATACAGTAACGAGCGCGACGTCGTCTACGAGCCTTTTGCCGGGTCCGGCACCAGCATCATCGCTGCGGAACGAGCCGGCCGGCGAGCGAGGGCGATCGAGCTCGCTCCCGAATATGTCGATGTCGCTCTTCGTCGGTGGCGCAAGCTCTTTCCCGATCAGCCAGTGAAACTCGATGGCGAAGGCCAAACCTTCGAAGCGGTCGCGCGAGCGCGCGGGGTCGCAATCCCCGACGACGAGTGACGCACTGCAGGTCGAGCTCTGGCCGATCGACCGGCTCCTGCCCTACGCAGCAAATGCGCGGACCCATCCGGACGAACAGGTCGCCCAGATTGCCGGCTCGATCGCGGAGTTCGGCTTCAACGTCCCGTGCCTCGTCGACGACCGCGGCGTGCTCATCGCCGGCCACGGCCGGATCGTCGCGGCGAAGCGGCTTGGTCTGCAGCAGGTCCCGGTCATTCGGCTCGGGCACCTGACCGATGCGCAGGCGCGCGCGTTCCGGCTCGCCGACAATCGGATTGCGCTCAACGCCGGCTGGGATGACGAAGTACTCTCTGCGGAACTGGAACGGCTTAAGGAGGATGGCGTCGACCTCGCCTTGCTCGGGTTTGCCGAGGATGAGATCGATCGCTTGCTCGATGGACTCGGCACGGAGGACACGGCCGAGGGAGAGGACGACGCCCCCGAACCGCCCGCCCAGGCGGTCACCCGCCCGGGCGATCTCTGGCTGCTTGGATCGCACCGTCTGCTATGCGGCGACGCCACGGTTGTTACCGACGTCGGGCGTCTCCTCGACGGCGCGCATCCGCACCTGATGGTGACTGACCCGCCTTACGGTGTCGAATACGATCCCAACTGGCGAGTGGAGTCCGGTGTTTCCTCGACCGCGCGGCCTGGCAAGGTCAACAATGACGACCGCGCTGATTGGCGAGAAGCTTGGAGCCTGTTTCCGGGCGAGGTTGCTTATGTCTGGCACTCCGGAATCCACGCACGGACGGTCGCGGAGAGTCTCGAAGCTTGCGGCTTCCTGATCAGGGCGCAGATCATATGGGCCAAGCCGCGCCTGGTACTCTCCCGCGGGGATTATCACTGGCAGCATGAACCGTGCTTCTACGCGGTGCGAAAGGGCGCGACCGGCCACTGGCAGGGCGCCCGCGACCAATCGACACTCTGGACCATCGCCACCGGCGAGAACGACGAGGCGACCGAACACGGGACGCAGAAACCTGTCGAGTGCATGCGCCGGCCGATCGTGAACAACAGCGCCAAGGGCGATCTCGTGTATGAGCCGTTCGCGGGATCGGGTTCGACGCTGATCGCCGCCGCGTCCGTTGGTCGCGTCTGCCTCGCCATGGAAATCGACCCACGCTATTGCGACGTCATCATCGAGCGCTGGCAGCGCCACACCGGAAACTTGGCGACGCTCGCAGGTGATGGCCGCGGCTTCGATGCGCTGAAGAACGAGAGAGTATCGGCATGAACGGCAAAAGCGCCGCCGGGGTAAACCCGGCGGCGCGTGAGCGTTCGGCTCAGTTCAGCCAGCGATGCGGTAGACGCGGCCGCGCCCTTCGACCTTCTCGGACTGCACGTTCAAGCCGAGCTTCTTCTTGAGCGCGCCGGCAAGCGCGCCACGGACCGTGTGCGCCTGCCAGTCGAACTTCTTGACGATCTCCTCGATCGTCGCGCCATGCGGGCTCTTGAGCATTTCGATGAGCTGGGCCTGCTTGCTGTTGGCGCGTGGGCCGGGTGTCTTAGCCTTTGTTTGGACTTTCCGTTTCTGAGGGGTTTTGATCTTCGCCTTGCTCGTCTTGGCCATCTCGGGCTCCTTCGTAGTCGGGCCGCGACCATCGCGACCCTTCTACGACCCCGAGCCCCGCGTCGGAGCGGGGCCAGAGGAAGCCAACCGCAGGGCTCAGGCGACGGCTTCGGCCGTGATCTCACAGTCGGTGACGAAGCCGATCAGGTAGGGCAGTCCGCGCGGAATGCCGGTCTCGCGCGACGTGCGGCGGTCGATCGTCCAGTTCATCCAGCGGTCAATGGCCGCTTCGATTGCTTGTTGCAGCGGACGGCCGTCATACAAACCGTTCGCCACATCGTCGGCGAAGTGCCGGCCATGGCGGCTGTCGAGGAAATCGCGAACACCGACGTCTGAGCATCCGGTCGCTTCGCCAACTGCCTGCATGGCGATCGGCCAGGCGCCGATGGGGTCGGCATGATGGCGGATGGTGCCAAAGAAGCCCCAGGCTTCGTTGTTGCTGGGCAATGTGGTGGGCTTGGTCATGGCGGTCTCCGTTCCGTGATGACGCCATAAACGCGCTGCTTTGGCCCGGAGCCAAGCGGATAATCGGATCATCTGATTGCTTTCTTTGGCCTGGTCTCTGCATGGGATTATCGATCCGCGCTTATGCCCGCCGGCGGGGCGTGAGTCATGTTGCGGTGCTGCGCGCGATCAAGCAGGGCCGCGTGCCTTTGGAGCCGGACGGCACCATCGATCCGGCGAAGGCCGACGCGTCGTGGGCACGTTCCACTGACCCGGGCCGCACGAAACCGAAACCTTCCGCCGAAAAACTTCGTCCCGTCGGCGAGGCCGCGCTCGGCTCCGTGCGCGAAACGCTGAAGGAGCAGGGGCTTCCGGCAGGCGGCAACGTCACCTTCGTGCAGGCGCGCACCGCACACGAGATCGCGAAAGCTCATCTCGCGCGGCTACGCCTGCAGCGCATGAAGGGCGAGCTCGTCGACCGCGCCCGCTCGACAGCACTGGTGTTCCGGCTCGCGCGCGAGGAGAGGGATTCGTGGCTCAACTGGCCGGCGCGGGTCGCGGCTCTGATCGCGGCCGACCTCGGCGTGGAGGCCCATGCCGTGCAGAAGGTCGTGGAGGGGCATGTCCGCGCTCACCTCGCCGAGCTCGCCGATATCCGGCCCGAGTTCCGGTGATCTGTTCACCTTCGATGGCGCGGAGGACCTGGGCCAGGCCTGGCGCGACGGGCTGTTGCCCGATCCGTCGCTCACGGTCTCGGAATGGGCAGACCGCCATCGGGTATTGAGCCCACGCGCATCGGCTGAGCCCGGGCGTTATCGCACCGACCGCACGCCCTATATGCGCGCGATCATGGATGCGATGTCGCCGTCCCATCCGGTACGGCGCGTTGTGTTCATGAAGGCAGCTCAGGTCGGAGCGACCGAGGCCGGCAATAACTGGATCGGCTATGTCATTCATCATGCGCCGGGGCCGATGCTCGCGGTGCAGCCCACCGTCGAGCTTGCCAAGCGCTTCTCGCGCCAGCGCCTCGATCCGCTGATCGAGGAAAGTCCCTCGCTCCGCCAGCGGGTGAAGCCTGCGCGCTCGCGCGATGCCGGCAACACGATGCTGTCGAAGGAGTTCCCGGCAGGACTCCTGGTCATCACTGGAGCGAACAGCGCGGTCGGCCTGCGCTCCATGCCGGCACGTTACCTGTTCCTCGATGAGGTCGACGCCTATCCGCCCTCGGCCGACGAGGAAGGCGATCCGGTCGCGCTCGCGGAAGCGCGCACCCGCACGTTCTCCTGGCGCGCAAAGGCATTCCTAGCCTCGACGCCGACGATAGCCGGCGTCTCGCGCATCGAGCGCGAATACGAAGCCTCGGACCAGCGCCGGTATTTCGTGCCGTGTCCGCATTGCGGGGACATGCAGTGGCTCAAGTTCGAGCGGCTGCGGTGGGAAAAAGGCCAGCCTGAGACGGCGCACTACGAATGCGCCTCGTGTGACGGTCGGATCGAGGAACACCATAAGACGGCCATGCTCCAGTCCGGCGAGTGGCGCCCGACTGCTGAGGCGCAGGACCCGGGCACGATCGGATTCCACATCTCGGCGCTCTATTCGCCGGTCGGTTGGTTCTCCTGGGAGAACATCGCGCGCCTGTGGGAAGCAGCGACCACCGATGAGGCCAAGCGCAGCTTCAAGAACAGCGTGCTGGGCGAGACCTGGATCGAGACCGGTGAGGCACCGGACTGGCAACGGCTCTATGAGCGCCGTGAGTCCTGGCAGATCGGCACAGTGCCGCGAGGCGGCCTGTTCCTGACCGCCGGCGCCGACGTCCAGAAGGACCGCATCGAAGTCGATGTCTGGGCCTGGGGGAGAGGTCTCGAAAGCTGGCTCGTCGACCACATCGTGGTCGAAGGCGGACCTGAGCAAGCCGAGACCTGGGATGCGCTCCAGAAATTGTTGGGCCAGGTTTGGCCGCATGCTCATGGTACCCAGCTTGGTCTTGCTAAGCTCGCAATCGATACCGGCTATGAGTCACCGGCGGTTTACGCCTGGTCCCGCCGAGCCGGCCACGCACAGGTTGCGCCGATCAAGGGCGTCGAAGGGTTCAATCGTGCAGCGCCGGTCGCGGGTCCAACCCACGTCGACGTCACGGAAGGCGGCAAGAAGCTGCGCCGCGGCGCGCGGCTCTGGACGATCGCAGTCGCCACGTTCAAGAGTGAGACGTATCGCTACCTGCGTTTGTCGACGCCGACCGATGAGGAGATCACGGCGGGCGCGAAGTTCCCCGCGGGCTACGTTCACTTGCCGCGCGGCACTGAGGCCGAGTGGATCAAACAGCTCGTCGCCGAGCAGTTGGTCACGGTGAAGACGAAGCGCGGCTTCAGCCGGCTCGAATGGCAGAAGCTGCGCGAACGCAATGAGGCACTTGACTGCCGGGTGTATGCGCGCGCGGCAGCCTGGATTTCCGGTGCCGATCGCTGGACTGAAGCCATGTGGCGCGACTTGGAACAGCAGGTCGGAGCTGCGGAAGAAGTGGAAAGCGATCAGCCGTCTGAAGCTCTCTCTGAGGCTGTCGCGGGGCTCATCCGGCGCCGGCCGGAGCGCCGTGCCCGGCGCGTGTTTCGATCGAGCTACCTGACCTGACCGATGACGCTCGAAGACATGACGGCGCAACGCGATGTGCTGCTCGCTGCACGCTTCCGCGGCGTGCGCACGGTTGAGATGGAGGGCCGGCGCGTGACCTATGCGAGCGACGCCGAAATGGCGGCCGCGATCACGGATCTCGAACGCCGGATCGCTGCGGCTCAGGAGGGCGCCCGCAAGCGTCGAATTCTTACGTCTGCTTCCAAGGGTCTTTGAGCGCACTATTCCTGGACACGCGACGGATCACTTGAATGAGCACGGTGCGAATTGAATGGCTACATCTCGGTATTGGCCAGCTGATCGATCGAGCGGGCTCCAACCTGCCGAACGCAGTGCTCGCGGTCATTCCAAGTTTTTCGGTCGGCCCTGCCCCTACCGTTCCCGCCAACCGCCCGGCTGCGCCGGGAACAGTCAGTGCGCTGCCAACGCATGCCAAGGTTCATGCGCTGGACGGCTCGGTCATCGTCGCTTGGGGTTCTGATCCGACTGCTGCAGAGGATTCGGGGCTCCTGATCGAGCCTGGCGAGCCCGCGCTTATTCCGCTGACCTCTGGCGATAAGCTTTCGTTCATCGCCACGGCGGCCACGTCCTCATTGTCGGTCGGCCTCGACGGCGCGGTCGTCGATGCCGATGGTTCGCATATCGCCCCGGTCACGACTGCGCGCCGCAAATGGGTCGATGATTTTGGCGGCAATGCGCTCGATCCTGCGCTTTGGGACGTCTATAACGGTGGCATCGTCGCAAACGGTGGCAGCGGCGTTACCGGCATCACCTACGATGTAGGCGTCACCCCGTCCTGTCTGGTCGTCCACATGGGGACGACCAACAACGCCGAACTCTGGTTCATCTCGAAACAGACGTTCACCGTTCCGGTTGATCTCTTCCTTGTGCTGCAGTTTTCGCAGCGCATTGTTGCCAACAACGTCTGGTTCGAACTCGTCGAGGTCGACGCCAACGGGACTCTCGTGCCGCATGCGAGCGTCGCAGGCGAAATCCGCAACCGCGGCGGGCTGTTTATCGGTAACTCCACGACCGCCGGCAACTTCCAGATCGAGTCGACCTGCGACGACAGCACCAACGTCAACAGCGTCAGCGGCACGGGCACGTCGCTGACCGCAATGTGTGACCAGATCGTCGAGTTCCGCTCCGAAGATATCCTGGCAAACAACATCGCCACTGACGGCGCGGGCTCCAAGAGCACGGTGGGCTTACGGCTGTCGCGCCAGGTGCCGGATCCGAACAAGGTCTACAAGCTGCGGATGCGGTTCAAGAATGGGACCGGCCCGACCGCAACCGATGTCACCGTCGCTCGGGTGCTGATGGTGGATGTGACGGAGGTCCAGGTCGAAGTCTACTCCGGGCGCGGAGATGCGATCGGCGGCAAATCGATCCCGGTCAACGTCTTCAGTACTGGCACGTCGTCGACGAGCGTCCAGGGTCCGCTGGCGTCCAACGCCAACGGTGCGGTGAACCCCGTTCCGATGGCGGTGAACGCCCAATCGGCGCAGCCGACCGCGGCCACCGCCGGTCGGCTCATGAACCTTCAAGGCGATCTTGCCGGCCGGCCAATCATCAAGCCTGGCGGCCAGCCGCAGGCGCATGATTTCAATCGGCAGACCATCACCGCCACGACCGAGACGACCTTGATCGCGGCGGTGGCGTCGAACCGCCACGAGCTGCAATCGCTGATTATCGCCAACCGCGACAACGCCGCGCATACGATTGATCTACGGGACGCGTCGGCCGGCACGATCCGGCAGTCCTTCATCGTTCCGCCAATCGAGACGCGCCAGTTTGCCTGGCCTGCCGGTCTGCCGGCCGCCGCCGTCAACACCGCGTGGACCGTCCAGCTGCGCGAAAGCGCGACGACCGCCGTCGAAATTTCCTCGTCGTCCTATCGGACGACGGCATAACAGATCGGAGCAACGAACATGGCCGACAAAAGCATGACGATCGCCTGGAAAGAGGAAGCCGGTTCCGCTGGCGAGCCGCTGCAAGACGAGAATGGCAACGTGCGGATCGTAGTGAGCGTCGCGAGTTCCGCTTACCCGGAGGGCTATGCGGTCTATGTGCCCGACCACGACACCGTGAAGGGTAAGACCGTGCTCGACGTCTGGGCCGCGCTTGGCACGCCTGTGGAATGAACGCCTGTCGTTTGGGTGAACAGCACCGTGCTGGCTCATTTGAACCACCTGCGCCGGCGGGTGGGCGCCTTCATCGGCGGTTTCGAGGCGGGGCTCTCCAATCGGCGTCTCAAGGGATTTCAGCCGAGCCGCGCCCATCTCAACACGCTGATCGCGGCAGCCGGACCTGATATCACCGCGCGCGCCCGCTGGCTCGTGCGCAACAACGGCTATGCCGCCAACGCCATCGAGAGCTGGGCCGGAAACGTGGTCGGGGCTGGCATCAAGCCGTCCTCGCTGATCACGGGCCCCGAGCTCAAGGCGCGGGTGCAAAAGCTCTGGCTCGACTGGACCGACGAGGCCGACGCCGAAGGCTTCACCGATCTCTACGGTCTGCAGCGGCGTGCGGCGCGTGAGGTCTTCATCGCGGGCGAGGTGTTCTTTCGGTTTCGGCCACGCCGGCCGCAGGACGGCCTCTCGGTCCCGTTGCAGCTGCAGATGATCCCTTCGGAGATGCTGCCGCTCAATCGCAACGAGTCTGTTCCTAGCGGCAATGTCATTCGCCAAGGGATCGAATTCGATTCGATCGGACGCCGCGTGGCCTACCATTTCCTGAGGCGGCACCCGGGCGACTTCACTGATCCAGGGCTTGCCGGCGATATCGTCCGCGTGCCGGCCTTCGAGGTCGCGCACGTGATCGATCCGGTCGACGCCGGTCAGCTTCGCGGGATTTCGCGCTTCGCTGCCGGGATCGTGAAGCTGTTCCTGCTCGACCAGTACGACGACGCGGAGCTGGACCGCAAGAAGGTCGCAGCGATGCATGCGCTCTTCATCACGACGCCGGCGCCGGCCGAGCCGCTCGACGCCGTAGAGGGTCGCGACGAAAACGACGAGCGGACGATCGATCTGCAGCCTGGGCAGATCACCATGCTGGAGCCGGGTGAGGAGGTGCAGACTTCGGCCCCTGCCGATTCAGGCCAGACCTACGAACCTTTCCAATATCGCACTTTGCTTCAGGTCTCGGCCGCGCTCGGCGTGCCTTATGCATACCTGTCGAATGACATGCTCAAGGCGAACTATTCCAACTCTCGCCTGGCGTTGCTCGAATTCCGCCGCCGGATCGAGGCCTACCAGCATGCCGTGGTCGTCTGGCAGCTCTGCCGCCAAGTGTGGGCGCGTTGGATGGATACAGCCGTGCTCGCGGGCGCGCTCGACCTGCCGGGCTACGACCAGCGCCGGCGCGAGTACCTGGCCTGCGGTTGGCTGCCGCCGAAGTGGGATTGGGTCGATCCGCTCAAAGATGCCCGTGCCGAGATCGAGCAAATCGATGCGGGCTTGAAGAGCCGGACCCAAGCGCTCGCCGAACGTGGCTACGACGCCGAACAGGTCGACACCGAGATCGCGGCCGACAAAGCGCGCGAGAAATCGCTCGGCCTGACCTTCGGATCGATGGCGCCTCAGGCGCCGCTGCCGAGCGAGCCCGTTGATCCGTCGCACGCCGCAAACTGAACCACAGCAAGGCCCGACAATGCTCAACCTGCCGCATGTGGCCTCCCGCGTGTTCGGGACGCCGCTAATGATCGCGCGCGCCAAGCTCGAGGTGATCCTCGGCGTGCTGGCTCCACGCTTGAATGGAAGCGTATCCGAACCGGTCAATCCGGAAGCCGACCCAGCGCCGCCGATTTCGATCACGGTCGAACGGATCGCGGTCGTGTCGGTGATCGGCACCCTGGTGAGCCGCTCCGGCTATCTCGACGCCGCAAGCGGGCTTCAGTCGTATGGAGAGATCAGCGACGCACTGGCTTCCGCGATGGATGATCCGACCGTGTGCGGCGTCATTCTCGATGTCGACTCGCCCGGTGGCGAGGTCGGCGGCCTCTTCGATCTGGTCGAACAGATCCAGGCAGCCAGGAGCGCGAGCACAAAGCCATTCTGGGCGGTGGCAAACGAGAGTGCGTTGTCGGCGGCTTACGCCATCGCCAGCACTGCCGATCGGCTCTATGTGACGCGCACCGGCGAGGTCGGATCGATCGGCGTGGTTGCGGTCCATGTCGACGAGAGCGGGGCAGACACTAAAGCCGGTCTCGCTTGGACCTTCGTGTTCGCGGGCGACCGCAAGGTCGACGCCAATGCGCATGAGCCGCTCTCCGAACGCGCTCGCGCCGCGATTCAGGCCGACGTCGACCGACTCTATGGCGAATTCTGCGCGCTGGTTGCCGCCAATCGCGGACTGACAGGCGAAGCCGTCCGCGGCACGAATGCCGCGATCTATCGCGGCGAACTCGCAATCCGCGCCGGCCTCGCCGACCGCCTCGGCACCCTCGATCTCGCCATTGCCGAGATGGCTGCCGAACTCGACCGGGCAGCATCGACATCGCGCACGCCCATCAATCCGACCCCCAAGAGGAGCCCGTCCATGGCAACCAACGAAACCGAACAAATTCGCGATCAACCGAGCGACCCGCAGCAGCCGGTCGATTCCCAGCCGGCGCCGGCCGATGCGGCACCCGATTCCAAGCCAACCCCTCCGCAACCGGCGTCCGACGCCGGACTGGCAGACAAGCTGCGGGCGGAGTTCGGCGAAATCGCCGCCATCGCCGCGCAAGCCGCGCGGCTTGGCGTCACGGTCGACGCCGCGGATGCCATGCGCAAGGGAGTCTCGTCCGACGCGCTGCGCCGTTCTGTCCTCGATACGCTCGCGGCGCGAACCGAGGCGACGAGCGTGATCGCCGCAGCCCCGTCTACGCCCACCGCCGGCGACAGCCCGATCGTGCGACGCGCCAAGGAACGCGCCGCGGCGGCGCGCGCCTGACACTTAAGGAGCACCAGACATGACGACTCTCACGATGGCGCCGACGCTCGGCGACCTGCTCAAGTATGAGCTCAACGGCAACTACAGCCGCGAGACGGTGACATTGAAGTCCGGCACGAACTACGCACTCGGTTCCGTGCTCGGCAAGATCACCGCCTCCGGCAAGTACCGTCTCTCGCCGGCCGCGCAGGTCGTTGGCGATGAAGGCGCCGAGACCGCAATAGCCGTTCTTCTGGAGGCGATCGACGCCACGGCCGCAGACATGACCGGTCTTGTGGTCGCGCGCGGCCCCGCGATCCTGTCCAAGGCAGCGCTGGTCTTCGACGCGTCCGTCGATCAGCCGGCTGAAAAGACCGCCAAACATGCCCAGCTCGCCAGTGCCGGAATAGTCCCGCGCGACACTGCCTGATTCCACACCGCCTTGCTCACCGTCACCGGGCCTCGACGAACCTTCGTCGGGGCCCAAACCATTTCAAGGAGACCCCATGGCCCCGATGATCAATCCCTTCGACGCGGGCGGCTACACGCTCGCCGAGATGACCACCGCCATCAACATCCTGCCCAACGTCTATACGCGTCTTGGCGAACTCGGCCTGTTCCGGTTCGAAGGCATCACCCAGCGCAGCGTCATCATCGAGCAGGCCGAGGGGGTGCTCAACCTGCTGCCCACCGTGCCGCTCGGCGGCCCCGCGACCGTCGCCAATCGCGATACGCGCTCTATGCGCTCCTTCACGGTACCGTGGATTCCGCACGACGACGTGATCACGCCGCAGGATATCCAAGGCGTGCGCGGCTTCGGCGTCGCGGATGCCGCCGACCCACTCGCCACCGTGATGGAGCGCAAGCTCACCCGCATGCGAGGGAAGCATGCGCAGACCCGCGAATACATGGAGATCAACGCCCTGCGGGGTGTGGTGAAGGACGGCGCCGGCACCGAACTCTACGATTACTTCGACGAGTTCGGCCTCGCCCAGCAGTCGGTCGATCTAGTGCTCGGCACCGCCACGACCAACGTGCAGGCGAAGTGCCGTGAGGTGCTGCGCGACATCGAGACCGAGCTTAAGGGCGAGACCATGAACGGGGTGCTGGCGTTGGTCAGCCCCGGATTCTTCGACAAGCTGATCGGCCATTCCAAGGTCGAGGAGGCCTACAAGTACTTCTCCTCAACCGGTGCCCAGCCGCTGCGGGAAGACACCCGGAGGCGGTTTCCGTTCGCCGGTATCGTGTTCGAGGAGTACAACGCCACCGTCACGCTCTCGACCGGCGCGACCGAGACGCTGATCCCGGCTGGCGAAGGCATCGCGTTTCCGCTCGGCACCATGGACACCTTCGTGACCTACGGGGCGCCTGCGAACCTGATCGAGACCGTCAACACCGTGGGCCTGCCGATCTATGCCCGCCAGATTGCCCGGCAAGACGGCAGCGCCATCGACGTGAAGACCGAAGCCTCGCCGCTGCCAGTGAACAAGCGGCCTCGTCTTGCGGTCAAGATTCTCACCAGCAACTGAACGATGGACGCGTTCGCGGCGGTAACCGACGCGCTGTTCGCCGACTCGAACATCGCCCGCGACGCCACTTGGCGTGCGGGCGGTGCGGGTGCCGGATTAGCCGTCCGTGTCATCACCAGGCGCCCGGACCAGGTCGGCTCGTTCGGCGACAGCCGGGCGCTTCTGCCGACCATGCTGGTCGACGTGCGCAGGTCGGAGATCCCTGACCCTGCGAGCGGCGACACCGTCGAGATCGAAGCCGCCACCTTCGAAATTATTGCCACTCCGGTCGCGGACAGTCTTGGGCTGGTCTGGACCTGCGAAGCGGCACCGCCCGCATGATCCATGCGCTTCACGCTGAAGACCGACGACCTCGCCAAGGGCTTGAGGGATGCAGAGGGCGATGCGGCGCGTTCCGTCACCGGCGCCATGCGAGAAGCGACAGAAGGCCTGAAGGGCGATCTTCGGGCCGATGTGGTCGATGCGGGCCTCGGGCAGCGCCTGGCGAACACCTGGCGTGGCAAGACCTACCCGGAAGGCGGCGCGAGCCTGGAAGCCGCATCCTTCGTCTGGTCGAAGGCGCCCAATATCGCCGATGCGTTCGACCGCGGCGTGACCATCAAGTCGAGCCGCGGCTTCTGGCTTGCAATCCCGACTCCGGCCGCGGGCGTGAAGGGATTGAGCGCGACCGGCGGCATGAAGCGGATCACGCCGGGCGGCTGGGAGCGGCGCACCGGCATGCGGTTGCGGTTCGTCTATCGCCGCGGGCGGCCGTCGCTGCTCGTCGCCGACAATGCCCGGCTCAGCAAGAAGGGACTTGCGAGGCCGAACATCGGGCGCACCCGCGCCGGCGCACAGTTCACGCGGCTGAAAGGCCGGGCGACCGTTGTGGTGTTCATCCTGGTGCCCCAGGTCACATTGCAAAAACGGCTCGACGTCGCGAGCGCGGCTCAGCGTTGGGCCGACCGAATCCCCAGCCTGCTCGCGAGTCATTGGAGATGATGGTGGATCACAAGAGAGTTGCGATACTTATGACGCTTCTGTCTTTCGTCTTAATTGCTTCGGTTCTCGTGGCGACCGCACGATGACCAGCCGACGAGAACAAGTGCTCGACGCGATCAAGGCGCTGGTCATTTCCGCGCTGCCGAACGCGGAGGTCAAGCGCAACCTGGCCAAACCGGAGCGCATCCCGCCGGGCGGACTTGCGATCGTCCGCGACGGCGATCCGGGCGAGCCGGAAGTCATCCTCTCGCCGCTTACTTATGTCTACACCCACCGCATCCCGATCGAGATCGCGGCGTACGAGACTTCGAGCCAGACCCGCGAGAAGGTGCTCGACGGAATGCTCGGTGCGATCGGCGCGGCCGTGTTCGCGGACCGAACGCTCGGCGGGCTCTGTGATTTCATCGAAGCCGAAGCGCCGGCAACGGAAGATGTCGAGACGACCGGAGCTCGCGCCGGCCGCTGGGCCGACGTCGCGATCGTCGCGGTCTACGGCACCACCGATCCGCTGAACTGATCCAGACAAATCCGAGAAGCATCCATGCTGCGTGCAAAGGCGCCGCGGATCGAGAGCGTGCGTGAACTCTTGGATTACGATCCACGGGCCGGCGTATTCCGCTGGCGCGCTAAGCCCAACAAGAGGACGAACGCTGGCGCGACTGCAGGGTCAATATCCCGGAGTGGTCATCGACGGATCACGATCGACGGTCAGCGATACCAAGCACATCAGCTGGCTTGGTTTCTCGTTCATGGGGCATGGCCGGGCTTCAAGCTCGACCACGCAAATGGCAATCCTGACGACAATCGGATCGCCAATCTGAGACGCACAACGACCGCGCAGAACATGCAGAACTCTCGACGTTTTTCGACCAACTCATCTGGGCTGAAGGGCGTGTCGTTCTGTCGCCAAACGAATAAGTGGCGCGCAAAAATCGTCGTGGATGGTCGCTCGACCCACTTGGGTCGGTTTTCAACGGCCGAACGCGCACATGCAGCTTACGTCGCTGCCGCGATCAAGTATTTCGGTGAATTTGCGCGAGCGGCTTAGCGGCGCGCCCGTCCCAACAACCAAAGAAGGAGAATATCATGGCTCGCGCCAGAGGTGCGAATGCAGTCATGGCAGCGGTGTTCGAGACCGTATATGGCACCGCGCCGGTCGCCGGTTACAAGAAGCTGCCATTCGTGTCGTCGGCACTCGGCGACGAGCAAAACCTGATCGCGAGCGACCTCTTGGGCTATGGCCGCGAGCCACTGCCGCCGAGCCGGGATGTGGTCAACAACGATGGTGACGCTGTCGTTCCGGTCGACCTGCGCAACTTCGGCTATTGGCTGAAGCTCCTGATGGGGGCGCCGACCTCGGTCGACAATTCGGGCGTCATCACCCACACCTTCGTGTCGGGCGCGCTGACGCTGCCCTCGATGGCGATCGAGATCGGCATGCCGGAGGTGCCGAGTTACGGCATGAACGTCGGCGTGCGCGCCAACACCATGAAGATTCAGTTGCAGCGGTCGGGACTCCTCAACGCCACCATGAGCCTCATCGCGCAGGGCGAGACGAAGGCAACCTCGTCGGCTGCCGGCTCGCCCAGCGAAGCCGCGATCGAACGCTTCTCCCAGTTCATGGGCGAGATCAAGCGCAACGGCACCGCGCTCGGCCACATCGTGTCGGCCGAACTCACCTACATGAACAATCTCGACAAGGTCGAGGTCATTCGTCCCGACGGCCGCATCGAGGATGCCGATCCTGCGATGGTCGCCGTGACCGGCAGCGTCAATGTGCGCTTTGCCGACACCGTGCTGCTCGACCAGGCGACCTCGGGCGACCCGTGTGAGCTCTCTTTCGGGTGGGCAATCGATGCCGACAAGTCGCTGCTGTTCACGGTTCACAGCGCCTTCCTGCCCAAACCCAAGACACCGATCCAGGGCCCGGGCGGCATCCAGGCGGCCTTCGCCTGGCAAGCCGCCAAGGACCCGACGCTGCACAAGACCTGCACCGCGGTGCTGGTGAACGATGTCGCCGCTTACTGACAAACGGGATTCCCAACATGACTAAGGTCAAATCCAAGGCGTCGGCCGATACCGCGCCCCGCTCGAATGCGCCGATGCTCAAGCTCAACACGGACCGTACGCCGTTCTGGCTTGGTCTCGTTCCCGGCGTGCGCGTGCAGTTCCGGCCGATTACGGTGGCCGCGATCCTGCTCGCGCGCACCGCAGCAGCTGATGTGCTGCGCGCCGGCGGCGAGGACGCAATGGTCAAGGCCGGCGTTGCGTTCACGAGCTCGCTCGCGCATTCGGGGATTGCTGCCTGGGAGGGCATTGGCGACGCCGACGGCAATCCGGTCGAGCCAAGCAAGGAGACGATCGACGCCGCCCTCGAACTATGGCCGGTGTTCGACGCGATCGATCGTTTGTATGTCGGGCCGGCCCTGATCCAGGACGCGGAAAAAAACGTCTGACCGCTCTCGCCGAGTGGCACTTCGGCGGGGGCGAGGGCTATTGCGCGGCCTGCCCGGAAACTTGCGCGGCCTGTCCGTATCTCGAACACGCGCCACAAACGCCGGACGGCATTGCGGCCTGGGCGGTGCTCAAGCGCGCGGCCGGGCAGGTCCGGGCCGTCATGGGCGGCGTCTACGCAGTCGATTTCGGCGCGGTCCTGCTGCTCGCCGAGGCCATGGGCGCGCTCAGTCCGCTGCTCGTTGAACTCCTTCCCGAGGTCGAGCCGATCATCGTTCGAGCCTACGGCCGGAATAACGAATGAGCACCACACAGGTCTCGATCCGCCTCGGCGTCGAGGGCAAGGCCGACGTCAAGCGCGCGTTCGACGAAGTCGGCAAGGCCGGGCAGGATGCGTTCCGTGGCGTTGCAGCCGATATGGATGCAACGGGCGCCGCCACCGATCGGCAGGCTCAGCGTCTCCAGCGGTTGGCGGAGGCCGCACGACAGGCCGGCGCCACCGACCAGGCACAGCGTGGCTTCAACCAGGTCCTCGGCGTCGATACGCAGCCGAAGTCGGCGCGCGAGTCGGCTGCGGTCTTCGAGGAAACCGCCCGGGCCGCCGAAGATCTGGAAGCCCGAACCTCGGCGCTGCGGGCGCAGATCGATCCGCTGGGCACCGCGCAAAAGAAGCTCAACAGCGATGTCGCGGAAGCAGGCTCGCTGTTCAAGGCTGGCGCGATCACGCAGGCCGAGCATGCGGCCGCCGTCGCGCTTGCCAACAGCCGCTACAAGGAAGCCGCGGCGGTCATTGAGAAGTACGGCGGCAGCGCGGCGCTCAGCACCAACCAGGTTCTGATCCTGGGCTCGGCCGCGCGCCATACGGTCGACGCGCTGATTTCGGGCCAAAGCCCGATGCGGGTGCTCACCACCGAGGGCATCAAGGCCTCGGCGGCGTTGGGCGAAGGCGGCCTCGGCGGACTGCTCCAGGGTGTCTGGAAGGGTCTCACGGGCCTGATCTCGCCCACCGTGGCGGTGGTCGCCGGTATCGCGGCGATCGGCGCGGCCGTAGGATACTCCTACTACCGCTATATCGAGTCGCAGAAGGAGCTCGAGGTCGCGCTCGGCGGCACCGGCCGAGCTGCGGGCGTAACCGTCGGCCAGATCGAGCGGATCGCCGAACGGTCAGCTTCCACTGCCGGCGTTTCGGTGGCCGCAGCCCGCGAAATGGAGGCCGCATTCCTGCAGACCGGCAGGATTGCGGTCTCGAATTTTGATGGCCTGATCAAGGTCGCAAGGAATTATGCCGCAACCACCGGCACCGACGTTGCGACCGCCGCTAAGGAACTGGCCAGCGCCTTCGCCGACCCGATCAAGGGCGCCGATGCACTGAATGCGAAGCTCAACTTCCTCGACGACCGGACGCGGCAATACGTTCGCACGCTTGCCGACCACAACGACCGCACCGCCGCGCAGCGGGTCCTGCTCGAAGCGCTCAAGGGAAGCCTGATCAACGCGGCCGACGCCACCACGGCGCTTGGGCGCGCCTGGGACTTCGTCGGGCGAATGGCATCGAACGCCTATGACGCGATCGGCCGGGCGATCTCGCGGGTGCTGGACGGGGCCCCGATCGAGGAACGCCTCAAGGAGCTGCAGCAGGAACGCGCGCGCCTACAGGCGCTGATCGAAAATCCGCCGACGCGCTTCGCCGCCCAGGCCCGCAACTTCAACACGCGGATGCTGGCGCAGGTCGACGCCGAAATCGCCAAGATCGAGGCCAAGCTCAACACGATCGAGCAGCGCGCAAAGGAAGCCAAGGCAAACGAACTCTCGGTGCGCGCCGGCACCGTCGCTCGCGAGCTGACGCCCGGATTTGAAGAGCTGCAGACGCTGCGGGCACGTGAAGCGCAGATTCGCACTGCGCTTGACGACCCACTCGCCAAGCAGAAGGTCGCCGATCTCAAGCAGGTCGAAACCGCCTATGACGCAGTCACCCGTGCGATCCAGACCTGGCTCGATCCAGCCGAGAAAGCCCGTCGCCTCGACGAACTCGAGATCCAGGCGCTGGCCGCCAAGACCCCGGCCCAGAAGGCAGCCATCGCGGAAGAGCGGCGACGGCTGGAACTCGCCGGCCAGGCGATTCCGGTCGCCATTGCCGAGGCCGACATCACGCGCACCGGCGCCAAGGCGCGCGCCGAGGCCACGCAGGCGCTGATCGACCAGGCGCGCGTCCTCGACGTCAACACCAAGGCGACGCTTGGTCTGGCCGATGCCTGGCTCAAGGGCGCCGCCGCCGCGCAGCAAGCCGAGGTCCGCCGCAAGGCGCTGACTGAGGCCGTGCAGAACGGCGTGGACGTGGAAAGCCGGGCGCGCGATCTCCTTCGCGAGCAGATCGCCGAGCAGGCGGCGCAGTCGGCCAAGTCCGTCAACGATCTGACTGCGGAAGCCGCCGCGCAGCGGCGGCTCAACGACGCGGTCTTAGCCGGCCGGCTTTCGACCGAACAGGCGCAGCGGCAAATGCAGGTCGAGCAGGCGCTGCGGCCGCTGATCATTGCGCAATCGCTCGCCGAGGGCGATGCGAAAGCCACTCTCGGCCGTGTCATCGATGCGCTGCGCGGCGCCTATGCGCGGCTTCATGGCGAGCAGGCGCGCGCCGCGGCGTTACAGACGCTGGAGAACCAGCGAAACCAGGTCGAGCTGCTGCAGAAGCAGATCGACCTCGCGGGCATTGGCGAATCGCAGCGCGCCGTCATCATCGCCCAGCTGCAGGCCGAGCAGCAGTTGCGCCAGAAGGGCATCGACCTCGCCAGCGCCGAAGGCCAGGCGATCCTCGCCAATGCGGCCTACATCGAGCGGCTGAACCAGTCGCTCGCCCGCTCGCAGGGCGCCATGCAGTCCCTGCAGAGCATGACGGACACGACCTTCAACCATTTTGCGGACCTGATCGCGCAGGGCAAGCTCGACTGGAAATCCTGGGCCGACGCCGGACGCGCGGCTCTTGCCGACATCGAAAAGGAAATCCTCAAGCTCGCGGTGCTCAATCCGCTCAAGAACTTCTTGTTCGGCACCAATCTCACCACGCTTGGCGATGTCGGCGGGCTGCTGGGCGGTCTGTTGAAGGGCTTCAAATTCCACGAAGGCGGCCTGGTGGGGCTGGACGGCAGGCCGGCCGCTCTGCCGGCCGCCGTGTTCAGGGGCGCGCCGCGCTTCCACGACGGCGCCTTCCTGTCGCCGGATGAAGTGCCGGCAATCCTGCAGCGCGGCGAGCGGGTGCTGAGCCGCGACGAGGCGCGAAACTACGGCGCGGGGGGCGGAATGCCGGTCGCCCCGGTGGTCAACGTCACGATCCAGACGCCGAGCCCGGCCGCGTTCCAGGCAAGCCGCACCCAGGTGGCCGCCGACCTCGCGCGCGCGGTGCGGATGGGCATGCGCGGGAGCTGAAAGGATGCCCCTGTCATTCCGCGATATCTCGTTCCCGCCCTATGTGGCGCGCGGGGCGACCGGCGGGCCATCATTCTCGACCAACGTGGTGACGCTCGCCTCCGGCGCCGAAGAGCGCAACGTCCTGTGGGCCAACGCGCGCGGCAAATGGAACATCTCGACCGGTATCCGCACGCGCGAGCAGATGCTCGACGTGATTGCGTTCTTTCATGTGGTGAAGGGTCGGGCCTATTCGTTCCGGCTCAAGGACTGGAACGATTACGACGCCGCCGACCAGCTGATGGTCGAGCTCACGCCGACCGTCTGGCAATTGGTCAAGCGCTACGACATCGGCGGGTTCCAGCATGTCCGCACCATCACCAAGCCGGTGGTCGGCACGGTCGTCGTCAAGGTTGGCGGGTCACCGGTTGCGCCGGCCGGCATCGACTACCTGACCGGTCAGGTCACGTTTGCGTACGACCCCGGTTCGAATCCAACCGCGACTTTTGAGTTCGACGTCCCCGCGCGGTTCGATACCGATCATCTGCCGGTGCAGGCGAATGCCTGGGACCAGCAGGTCGTCTCGCAGATCGACCTCGTCGAGGTCCGCGAATAGGGGCCAACCTCAAGCATGCGCGACCTGTCAGCCTCGATGCGAGACAAGCTCGCAAGCGGGCTCACCACGTTCTGTCATTGCTGGCTGCTGCAGCGGACCGATGGCGTCAAGATCGGGTTTACCGACCACGATGAGGACCTGACGTTCGACGGTGTGACTTACGAGCGGCTTGCCGGCATGACGGCGTCGGCCGTCACGCAGACGCTCGCGCTCAACGTCGACACCATGGACATCGCCGGCGCACTGCAGAGCGACCAACTCAACGAAGCAGATTTGGCCGCTGGGCTTTACGACAATGCATCGCTGACTCTGTTCCTGGTCGATTGGACCGATGTGACTGACCGCGACATCGTGTTTTGCGGCTCGGTCGGGGAGATTTCGCGGGGGCTCAATGCGTTCACGACCGAGATGCGCGGCCTCTCGCATGCGCTCAATCAGGAGCGTGGGCGCGTCTACCAGCGCTCGTGCGACGCCGACCTCGGCGACAGCCGCTGCACGGTCGATCTGAACTCGCCGACCTACAAGGGCAGCGGCACGGTCGATGGCGTCGCCACCAATCACACGTTCTCGGCCAGCGGGCTCGACGGCTACCAGGATGGCTGGTTCACCGGCGGCAAGGTGACGTGGCTGACCGGCGCCAACGCCGGCGCGATCATGGAAATCAAATTCCATGTCAACAACGGCGCCGAAGTCTCCTTCGAGCTGTGGGAGACCATGCCGTTCGACATCGCGGTCGGCGATACGTTCAGCGTGACCGCCGGTTGCGACAAGAGTCTCGCCACGTGCCGGGACCGCTTCAACAACGTGCCGAACTTCCGCGGCTTCCCCTACATCCCCGGCAACGACGCCGTGACGAGCTACGCCAACACCGGAGACGCCAACGATGGCGGATCAAAAGTCGGCGGCCAGGGTTAGCCGCGCCGAGATCGTCGCCGAGGCGCGCTCCTGGATCGGCACGCCTTATCGGCACCAGGCGTCGCTCAAGGGCGCCGGCGCCGATTGCCTCGGGCTTATTCGCGGCGTCTATCGCGTGTTCTGCGGGCCCGAAAAGGAGCCGATCGCGCCCTATTCGCCCAACTGGGCCGAGGAGACCGGGCAGGAAACGCTGCGCGATGCCGCGCGCCGTCATCTTGTGGAGATTGACGCGGTGCCGTTCCGCGATGGTGAGCCGCTTAATGAAGGCGATGTGATCCTGATCCGCGTCCGGGACCGCGGTCCGGCCAAGCATGCCGCCATCGCCTCGGGCCCCGACACGATCATCCATGCCTACGACCGCCATGCGGTGGCTGAGAATGCGCTGCCGGCCGCCTGGCGACGCCGCATCGCCTATGCGTTTGCGTTTCCGGACGTGACGGACTGACCGATGGCTCAGCTTGTGCTGTCGATCGCCGGCTATGCGGTCGGCGGCCCGATCGGCGCGCTGGTCGGCGCCTTTGCCGGGGGTTTCATCGACCAGAAGCTCTTTGCGCCGGGGCCGATCCAGAATCAGGAGGAAGGCCCGCGGCTCACAAGCCTCTTTGTCACCTCCTCAAGCGAGGGGGCGGCGGTCCTTCGCGTCTACGGCCGCATGCGGGTGAGCCCGCAGATGATCTGGGCGACCAATTTTCGGGAGGTCGTGACCACGACCACCCAGACGCAAGGCGGCGGCGGCAAGGGCGGCGGCGGCGGCGGGCAGACCGTCACCACGACCACCACGACCTACACTTATTACGTCTCGTTCGCGCTCGGCCTGTGCGAGGGTCCGATCGTCGACATCGGCGGCGTCTGGGCGGACGGCAAGCCGCTCGATATGTCGCAGTTCACCTGGCGGCTCTACAAGGGCGACGAAGCCCAGGGCGCCGATCCCAAGATCGAGGCGGTCGAAGGCTCAGGCAACGTGCCGGGCTTCCGCGGGCTTGCATACCTCGTGTTCGAGGAGATGCCGGTCGAGAAATTCGGCAACCGCATCCCGCAGATCACGGTGGAGGTGATTCGCCGGCCTGCCGCAAACGGCATCCGCCTCGAGGATATCCTGACCGGCGTCACGCTCATTCCAAGTCTTGGTGAGTTCGCCTATGCGACCGACACGGTCTACCGCGACGATGGATTTGGCCACACCATTGCGGAGAACCGGCACGGCAGCATCGGCAAGGCCGACTTCCTGGTCTCGCTCGATCAGCTGCAGGCGAGCGCCCCGAATATCGACACGGTCTCGCTCGTCGTCGCCTGGCACGGCACCGATCTGCGCTGCGGCAACTGCGAGATCAAGCCGAAGATCGAGTTCGCCGCCAAGGCCAACACGCCGTGGAGCTGGCAGGTGGCCGGGATCGGGCGCGGCGGCGCCGATGTCGTCTCGTCCGACAGCTTCGGGCCGTTGCTTGGTGGCGCACCGGCCGACCGCTCGATCGTGCAAGCCATTGCGGAGCTGAAGGCGCGCGGCTTCCGTGTCGTGCTTTACCCGTTCGTGATGATGGACGTGTCGGCTGGCAACAGCCTGCCGAACCCCTACAGCGACAACGCCGCGACCAACGGCCAGCCGACGTTCCCTTGGCGCGGCCGGATCACCTGCTCGCCGGCGCCGGGTTACGCCGGCACGGTCGACAAGACCGCGACGGCCGCGACGCAGGTCGAAGCGTTCTTCGGCACTGCGGCGCCGTCGGATTTCGGCGCCTGGAACGGCGACACCATTCCGTACAGTGGCCCAGCCGAATGGTCGTACCGGCGCTTCATCCTGCACTACGCCAAGCTCGCGGTCGCGGCCGGCGGGGCCGATGCCTTCCTGATCGGCTCGGAAATGGTCGCGCTCAATGCGGTGCGGTCGAGTGCCTCAAGTTTTCCGGCCGTCTCCAGGATGGTGACGCTCGCGGCCGACGTGAAAGCGATCGTCGGAGCAGGCTGCAAGGTCGGCTATGCGGCGGATTGGAGCGAGTACGCGAATTTTCGCCCGAGCGATGGCTCGAACGACGTTTACTTCCATCTCGACCCGCTGTGGGCGAGCGCGAATATCGACTTCGTCGGGATCGACAATTACATGCCGCTCTCCGACTGGCGCTCGGGGCGGCTGCACCTCGATGCCGCGGCCGGCGCGCCGTCGATCTACGACCAGGGTTACCTGCAGAGTAACATCGAGGGCGGCGAGCTCTTCGACTGGTTCTACGCATCAAGCAATGACCGCAAGACGCAAACCCGCACGCCGGTCACCGACGGCGCCTACGGCAAGCCGTGGGTCTTCCGCTACAAGGATTTTCAGAGCTGGTGGGCGAACCAGCACTACGACCGGCCGGGCGGGGTCGAGAGCGGCACGCCGACCGCCTGGGTGCCGCAGAGTAAGCCGATCTGGTTCACCGAGTTCGGCTGCCCGGCAATCGACAAGGGCAGCAATCAGCCGAACGTCTTCTACGATCCAAAATCGTCGGAGAGCTTCTATCCCTACTTTTCGACCGGGCGTCGCGACGACCTGATCCAGCGCGCATTCCTCGAAGCGCACCTGACCTATTGGGAGCCGGCAAGCGGCCACAATCCCACGTCCGCGGTCTACGGCGGCCCGATGATCGATCGCGCCTCGATGTGGGCCTGGACCTGGGACGCGCGGCCCTATCCGCAATACCCGAATAGTTCGCTCGTCTGGCGCGACGGGCCGAACTGGCGCCGCGGTCATTGGCTCACCGGACGGCTAGGCCTGGTGACGCTTGCCGACGTGGTGGCCGAAATCTGCGCCGGCCTCGGCGTCTCGATCGACGTATCCGGCATCAACGGCATCGTCCGCGGCTACCTGATCGACAAGGTCATGAGCCCGCGCTCGGCGCTGGGGCCGCTGATGCAGCTCTATTTCTTCGATGCCTGCGAATCGAGCGGCCTGGTTAAGTTCGTGCAGCGCGGCGGCTCGGCGGTCGAGACGTTTGTGCTCGACCAGCTGGTCGACACCGGTGCCGACAGTAAGGGCCTCTATAGCCTGACCCGCGCGCAGGAGACCGAGCTGCCGCGCACCGTGCACCTGCAGTTCCTCGATCCCGACAACGACTTTCAGGCGGCCGACGTCTATGCGCGGCGCCTGCGCGGATCGAGCGAAAAGACCATCGAGCTCCAGCCCGCGATCGTGTTCGATTTTGCCGAGGCGCAGGGTATCGTCGACGCGCTGCTGGTCGACGCCTGGGTGATGCGCGAGCGCGCCGAGCTGACGTTGCCGCCGTCGGCGTTCGCGATTGAACCGACCGATGTGGTCTATCTCGAGCTCAATGGCCGGATTTTCGAGATGCGGGCCGACTCGGTCGGCTTCGAATATAGCCGGCCCGCGAAACTCGTCCGCACCGATGAGGCGACCTACGGCACCTCGGACGGCCCGCCGCCGACAAGGCAGCCCAAGCCCGTGACGGAGCCTGGGCCGGCGCTGCTTGAGATCATGGATCTGCCGATCCTGACGCCGAACGAAGTGCCGGGCGTCCCGCGTCTGGCCGTCTATGCCGAACCATGGGCGCGGGTGAACGTGTTCCGGTCGCCCGCGACCAGCGGCTACCTGCTCGATCAGCTCATGATCAACCGCTCGACCATCGGCAGGACGCTGTTCGACTTCTATTCCGGGCCGCTCTGGAACTGGGACATGGCGAACAGCCTCACTGTCCAGATTCCGTCGACCCAGGGGCTCTCGTCGCTCGATGACCTGTTCGTGCTCGCCGGCGGCAACACCTGCGCGATTCGCAACGCCGACGGCCAATGGGAAATCCTGCAGTTCGCCACCGCCGAACTGATCGCGGCCGACCAGTACAAGCTCACGCGGCTCCTACGCGGCCAGCTCGGCAGCGAATATGCCATGCGCGATCCGGTCCCTGCCGGTGCGCCATTCGTGGTGCTCGACACCACTGTGATGCAGTCGTCGATCGCGGTCACCGAGCGGCATAACCCCTGGAACTGGAAGTGGGGCCCATCGACCAAGACCATCGATGACCCGACCTACCAGGTCACGTCATTCAGCTTCGATGGCGTAGGCCTTCGACCCTACAGCCCGGTCCAACTTGCCGGCATACGCAACCTGAGCACCTTCGATTGGACGCTCAGCTGGATTCGCCGCACCCGCATCGATGGCGACAACTGGGAAGCGCCGGACGTACCCCTCGGCGAAGAGGTCGAGCTCTATGACATCGACATCATCAATATCGGCACCGGCGCAGTGGTCCGTACCACTCGCGTGAACCAACCGAGCTTCGTCTACACCTCGGCCATGCAGGTCGCCGACTTCGGCAGCAACCAGACGCAAGTGAAGTTCGCCGTCTACCAGGCGAGCCTCGCCTATGGGCGCGGCAGCGGCGCGACCAAAACGGTTCCATAAATGACCGATACGCCTCATCTCGGCATGCCGCTGATCGCGGCAAGCCAGTCGCAGAAGCACGTCACCCACAACCAGGCGATCGTCATCCTCGACGCCATCGTCATGCTGTCGGTGATCGACTCGACGCACACGGCGCCGCCCGGCTCGCCGGCCGAAGGTGACCGCTACAAGGTCGCCTCCGGCGCGACCGGCGCCTGGGCGACGTGGGACCTCAACATCGCGCTCTATACCAATGGCCAGTGGGTGAAACTTGCGCCCAAGAAGGGCTGGACCTGCTTCGACGAGGCGACCGGGGCGCTGACAGTCTGGACCGGGTCAGGATGGACGGACTTGGCCGCCGCGGGCGGCTACCTGACTGTTACCGCTGCCGGCAACGGCACGCTCACCAAGCTCGGCATCCTGACTGCAGCCGACACGACCAACCGGCTTGCTGTCAAGTCCAACGCGGCGCTCTTCAGCCACGACGACGTGACGCCCGGAACGGGCGACATGCGGATCGTGCTGAACAAGAGCGCGGCCGGGAAAGATGCCGCGTTCAATTTCCAGGACGCATACAGCACACGGGCGCTGTTCGGCCTTCTCGGCGACAACAACTTCACCGTCAAGGTCTCGCCGGACGGCTCCGCCTTCAAGACCGCAATCGTCATCGACAAGAGCAATGGTCACATCGGCATCAACGGCTCGCCCGACTCCAACAACTGGCTCGCAGTCAATGCCGACGGCATCCTGTTCAACAAGGACGCCTCCGGCGACATGCGCGTCACCATCAACAAGAGCGCGGCGGGGAAGGATGCAGGCTTCACGCTGCAGGACAACTTCAGCACCCGGGCACTGTTCGGGCTCCTTGGTGATGACAATTTCACCGTCAAGGTCACGCCTGACGCGTCGACCTTCTACACCGCGCTGACGATCGACAAGAGCAGCGGCAAGATCGACCACACGCAGGGGGCCAAGTTCTCGGCTTATGTGAACTTCGACGATTATCACGCCGCCGGCGCCTGGGCGAAGATCGGCTTCAACAACGCCAACCACAACGACCAGAACGCATTCAGCGCGGCGAACAGCAATTTCGTGGCGCCGGTTGCGGGCTATTACCTCTTCGGCGCCCACTTCGTCTTCAAAAAGAACGCCGCGCTGCCGACCGAGGTCGACCTTGCCCTTTATCTCAACGGTTCGATCGTCACGCAGTCCGAGGTACTGACCAAGACCGTCGTCGATCTTGGCACGTTCCTGCATACGACCGCGGTGCTCAAGCTCAACGCCGGCGACACGGTCGACGCGCGCATCCAGTTCATCACCAATGACGGCTATGTCGCCGCCAACACCAACAACTTCTGCGGCGCCCGCATCGCCTGAACGAGGAAAGGCCATGACCGAGCAGATCGTGCTGCCGACCGGCGTCCGCGGCTACGTGCGCGAACTTCAATCCCAGATCGAGGTGCTGTCGGAGCGCGCCGCCAACCTTGCCGCCAACCTGGCGGCGGCGAACGAGCAGAACGAGCTGCACCTCGCTCGCATCGATGCGCTCCAGGACGAGCTCGCGAAGGCCAAGGAGCCGCACGAGCCGCCGTAGGACGTGCCGCCCATCTGACAAAGTAAACCGATCCTAACCCAGGCCGCCTCCGGGCGGCTTTTCTCATTTGGAGAACCGACATGGCGGCTTCGACTTATGACGAGGCGCTGCGGCGCCTGCTCGCGCATGAGGGCGGCTACACCAACCATCCGTCCGACCCGGGCGGACCGACGAATTTCGGCATCACGATCTACGACTATCGCAAATACGTGAAGCCGAATGCCACGGCGGCCGACGTGCGCGCCATGACGGTCGGCGAGGCCAAGGTGATCTACCGCAAGCGCTATTGGGATGCGCAGCGCTGTGACGAGCTGCCGGCCGGCGTCGATTACTCGGTGTTTGATTACGGCGTGAATTCCGGGACTGGTCGCAGCGGCAAGGTTCTGCGCCGGGTCGTCGGTCTGCCCGACACCACCTATGTCGTCACCGACGAGGTGCTGCGTGCCGTCGCCAAACGCGACCCGAAAGCGCTTGTCGTCGCGATCAACGACGAGCGTCTTGCCTTCCTCAAGCGCCTGAAGACCTGGCCGGTGTTCGGCAAGGGCTGGGGCACGCGCGTTGCTGCCGTCAAATCCGTCAGCCTGCGCATGGCGACCCAACAGGCGCTGGCGCCCTCGATCGTGCCTGACGCGTCGCCGGTCCCCGGCAAGGGCGTCGTGCCGGCACCGGCAGCCGCAAGGAAAGTGATCGTCGGTGGCGGCACGGCCGCGCCGGTCGCTGCCGGTGGCGGCTTCTGGGACTGGATTGCCGCCCATCCCGTAGAGACCGCAGCGCTCGGCTGCGGCGTCGTCCTGATCGTCGGCGGCTCGGTCTACGCGCTCAACCGCTGGCACCAGCGCCGGCAGGAAGCCGCGATCCCCGAAACGTCCGTCGTTCCTGCACTCGCCACCGCCTGAACCACAGGAGAGTTGCCCATGCTGCTGTTCATCTCGATCGCCGCAACGCTCGTTGCGGTCTACTGGTTCTGGATTCGCCCGATCCTGAAATTGCGCCCGGCCTTCCGCGAGCTCTATCAGGACGAGGAGAATTTCTTCGCGGCCCTGCGCGAGAAGTTTGCCGGCATCAAGCAGAAGCTCTCGTCCGCGATCGTCATCGCCGCAAGCGCCATCGTGAGCGGCTACGACTTCTTCGCACCGATCGTGGGCGGCGTCGATGTGAGCTCGATCGCCGCGCAGGTGCCGTCCTGGGCTTGGCCGCTGATCCTGATCGCCGTGACCGCCGTCATGAAGTATTTCCGCGAACTCGCCGACAGGCGGCACGAACGCGAACTCGGTAACGGGTCGCCCGCGCCGCAGGAGCAGTGAGCCATGTGGACCTGGCTTGCGAGCCTCATCGGCGGGCCTGTGGTTTCCGGGTTGATCAATGCCTACAAAGCTAAACTCGATGCCGCAAACACGCAGGATCGCATCGCTGCTGATCTCGCCGCCAAGGAGATCGAGGCCGAGATCGAAGCGCGCAAACAGGCCTCCGCGATCATTATTGCGGAGCAGGGCCGTTGGTACACCGCGATCATCCGGCCGCTGCTCGCCGCA